CCGAGGCGGAGCGCGCGACCCAGGTGGCCCAGCTGGCGGGTCCCCGCCGCACCGGCCTGGCCAAGCTGGGTCGCGCGCTCCGCCTCGGCATCCGCCCCTAGCCCGCCGTACTTGTACCTGTCCCTAGGCATAACTCGCCCTCCTCCTGCTCCGTATTCGTTCTGCTGGTCTTCGAAGGCGCCGCCGAGCGCCGATCCGCCCGCGTAGCCGAGCATCGCCCCGCCAGGCCCACCAACGGCAAAGCCGCCGATCCCGCCAAGAATGCCGCCAAAGGTGGAGCCGATGCCCATCAGGCCCTCTTCTCCTGCGCCAGCTTCTTGAGCCCGCCACTCTGGTACACCTCACACGACAGCGCATGCAGCGCGGCGCCTTGGCCCGGCGTAGGCACGCCCGCGTCATCGCACGGCGTTACCGCCAACCAAAACCGGAAGCTGTCGCCACGCACTTGCGGCAACCGATACTCAAGCTGGTCGTCCCAATTGGCAGGAGCAAACAAGCCAGTCGGGGAGTCCCAAGTCGCGCCGGAGTCGCGCGAGACCGATAGGTTGACGTTGACGAAGTCCGACAGCGCCTCGCCGAGAAGCATCGCCGTGCGGCACCGGCCGTAGCCGTTCGCACCGAAGAAGCGCACGTCTCCAGTAATGAGCTCGCCGGTGATCCACGTCGGGGAAGCCCCGTCGAAGTCGTCTGTCCACTCCGACGTCTCCTCCGTGTTGCCATTCAACAGGAGCTTGCTGCCCCACGTCGTCAGGCTCGTGAAGACTCTGACGTCCCCGTCCTCGAGCTGAAACGGCTCGTCAGTCACCCACTCGCCAGTGTCGGTGTCGAAGATGATGAGGCGGCCATCGTCGTCGATGTCGTCGCCTTCCGCGAAGCGGCGACAAGCGAACACCGCGACGCTCTCCTCTGGCAGATACGTGGCCGCCGTAATGAACGGATAGGCCGTGAGCGTGTCCTGAATAGTCTTGCCGACCCATGCTGGCGCCGCCCCGCCCCTCGGCAGAAGGAACATGCGGCTGCCCTTGCCCTGAAACAGGAGCCCCTGCGGCACCTCGAGAATCGACCGAAAGGACGTGAACCCAGTATCGCTCGGCAGCTTGCGCGGAGGTTGAAACTCACCTGCGCCAGAGTCGTCCGGCCCCTGCCCGACAACGGCCCAGATGTTCTCGCGCGAGCCGACGAACCAGGTCCCGTCAAGTTGCGCGATGCCGGTGACGTCGCCCTCGATGGTGCCGCGGAAAGCCTCGTCTGATTGGAACGCGACGGAAAGTCCAGGCCTGGACTTTTTGGAGAATTGGTACATCGACGGGTCTTCAAGCCCGCCCATCAGCAACCGGTCCTCTCCGGCCCATATGTATTTGCACGGCGGAGGCTCTTGGTTGTCGAGCGTGTTGCCAATCTGCGTGTAGACAATCTCGACAACCAAGAGCTCGATGTCAGGATGCTCGTCGGTAATGACCAGCGGCGTTGCCAAGTCGGGCGTGTAGACGTAGCGCTCGTCAGGGTTGAGCAGGTGAAAGACCGACTCGTCGGCAAGCGTGCGGTACACCTCTACGTAGATGGTCGTCGTGCCGTTGGCGGTGCGATCACTGAATGGCGGTGGCGCGACGATGACCTCGAAAGACCTGCTCTCGGCAGCAATCGTCACTTCCTTGGAGTCCGATACCTGCGAGCGATGAATCCGCCCGCCAGCATCAATCCACTTCCATAGAACACAGAACTGGTACGTCCCTACGAACTCGGTGCTGCCGCTGGCCTCTGCGACAGTAAACTCAAGCGGGCCCTGGTAGAGCCCACTCTCGTAGAGCTGCGAGCCATCGAACTCGCGCACGCGCGGGCCCGACAGAAACAACTGCCCATTCAGCTTGGCGGGGAAGAGCTTCTCCACGTAGACGCCGCTTCTGAATTCCACGAAGTCGACCCGCCCGGCCGTGCGCGATAGCCCTACCAGCGTCGGCAGAGCCGTAATATGCGTCACGACGTCCCGCCCGTTAACGTCTATCTCGCCGATCACGACGGAGTGCCGGCGCTGCTCGTAGTGCTCGCCGTAGTACCAGTTACCAGCGAGCGCCTGCTCCTGCGCACACACAACTTCGCTCACAGCGCTGCCCGTGTTTGGGTCCGCCAAGAAAAGCATGCCGATGTCGACAAGTCGGTAGGTGGCGAAGCCCCCCGAAGCGTCATCGGGGTCATCCGTTGGCAGGTGTGTCTGGTCGACCGCCCACACGACAGACTGACCCGACGAAGACTCGAACGGCTTGCTCACGGGCCATAACGCCTGGACGTAGAGGGGATCTCCGGGCGAGCCCCAACCGCTGTTCGTCCAAGCCCCCATCTGGCCAGCCGGCGAGCCCTGTCGGCCCCACGCGAGCATGTAGCCGCCGCCGCCGCCAGAGAGACATGGAGCGCCCAGCGCATCGCCCGACGAGTCCAGATCCGTAGCCGCCGTCAGAACCGTTCCGGTGCTCGTGTACGAGCCAAACTTGACGTTACCGTCCGTGATGCAGGCGATACCGAATTGCGTTGAGATACCGCCGTTCTGCGCCACGCCGACCTGCTTTACCTCGGCGCCGAAGCCGGTCGCCGTGAAGGCCAGCGAGACGGCGCCTGTGTTCACGTTGACGCGGTAGAAACCGATCGAACCAACGGACACTCCAGTGATGACGTCCTCGACCACTACGGCTACTTCGTCAGCGTCGAACGGGCAGACGTCAAACGACGTGTGGTGACCGACCACAGGAAACGCTATCGAGATTGCCGGCGTGAGCACCTGGTCAGCGCCTACCAGTGTTGACAGGTTGATCTTCCAGCAAAGAAGCTCGTCGTCCATCATGTAGAACACGAGGACCAGCGTTCCGAGCGCGATGCACCGCGGGTTGAAGTAGGATGACGCCGCCTCGCCGTATTCGACGATGACGCCGCTCTGAACGAGCTGCATCGTCTGCCGCTCGAACACCGAGTAGAACAAGCCGCCATTGGTGTGGGCGGGGGTGTCGGAGTCGTTGTAGACAACGAACAGGTAAGGATCGACGATGGCCATGTCAGACGCTAGCGCGCTGAATCGAATTGTCGGCGTCGCTACCGTTCGCCGCGGCGCCTCCAGCGAGGACATGCAGCTCGCGTAGGCCGGGTCAGTGAATGCCCCGTTGGGCTTGCGCTGCCACCATTGCGTAGGGAAGCCGCCTTGCTTCTTGAAGTGCAGCGTGCGCTTATCCTCATAGTTGACAGCGGCTTCGTCCGCCTCTTCTTGCGCGCCGCTGATGAATTCGTAGCCAAACCTGGAGATGACGCGGCCTTCCTTCTGAAACCGCACGTTCTCCGCGCGCGTGAGGTGTCCCTCAGGCAGAAGCCGTTTGTCGGTTTCCTCGTGCAGGCCCTTCACGAATGCGACGTGCGTTTCAGCCACTGGCGATAACCCACCAGTTCTCCTGGTCACCATCGGAGATGAGCCAGGCGTAACCGTTGTCGGTATTGATGACGTAGTCGGCTGAGACGCCGTCGATGGCCCCGTGGCCCCCGGCGCGCCTGAGTGTGATCGTGTTCGTCGACGCCCCGCCGCGGCCGTCCTTGACGATGACCAGAAGGTCCTTCTGGTGAGCCGGAAGCACGAACTCGAACGGCTGCGTAGCCTCGATGATGTTGACCTGACAGTTGTCCTGTGAGAACTGCGTCGGGCCTGCCCACGTGCTCAACACGAAAGGCGAGCGTGCGACTGCCGGCGCGTAGCGGTTGACCCAATCCTGCACGACCTTGAAGCCGGCAGCCGTGGCCCGCTCGAGCATGCTCACTTGGCGCTTGGGGTCGTCGCCGTGGCGCACCACTTCACGGAAGTTGACGGTGAGCTTCTCTACCGCCATTCGCGCCGCCTACCCTGGCTCAAGCGAGCCTCACGAGCGGTGTCTCTGCCGACCGACGGCGCAACGCGCTGCATCGAGTTGCAGGACGCGAGCATGCGCGCCTCTGCCAACATGCGCTCATCGGCGGCCATCTGGGCACACGCCTGCATGTCGTTGTCCTTGGCGGCAATCTTGCGGACCACGTCCCACGCCATCCAATCGTCCCAGCCTTCGAAGCCGTCGAAGACGTAGGCGTCATTGGTGATATCCGTCCACGCCGGTAGGTAGTAGATGTTGACCGGATAGACCGCGTTCGGTGCCGGCAAGAGGGCGATCCAGCCATTGCCGACCGAGGCGCCGCTTTCCTCGCCGATGTTGAAGATGGAGAAGAACTCCGGCGAGCTCGTGCGCAGGCCATCGTTGAACATGGCGTTGCGGTCATTGAACGACGCAGGGCGTAGCTCGCGGATGTGCGTTGGCGACACAACCAGGTCGATGGCCTGGACACGCACGGCGGTCACCGGCATGGCCAGGAGGCCGTGGGCCTTACCCGTGTCGGGCCCTACGCCCGTGCTCGTCGTGACGCTCTTGACGTAGAGCGGGTCCCCCTTGTCGGTGACCATCGCTCGGAGTGCCTGCCAGCTGTCGTTCATGTGCTGGCGAATCATTGCGGAGGTGTGGCGCGTCCCAGGCGCTGGCTCGCAATCAGCGTGATCGCGAATCCTCGTCTCCATTTGGAGAACCGTCTTGGAACGCGCCATCCTCTTACTTGCCCTTCTTTGCCGGCACAGTTACCGCCAGCCCGGGGCCCTTCTCTTCGTCGTGCCCGCGCCGCGGCCCAGTGAACGGGTCGACGGGCGGGATTGCCGGCGCAGGAGGCGGGGCGGACGGCGCCTTCACCTCGACGCGCGCGCCGCGAGCCTCCGCGCGGCGATGCTTTGCCTCGTGCGCCTCGCGCTCCTCTGTGGTCATTGCCGCCATCGCGACTCGATGGACGTAGTCGGCTCGTCTGGCCATGTCTCGAGGGCTCATGGTTTCTTTCCTTTCCCGCCGAGAATGAGCGCGAGGCCGGACGGCTTGCTGTCGCCGCCCGACTTGCACATCTCGATGAGGTCGTAGAGACCCTGCGCTGATGGCGCTTCTTGGAAGTCGGCGAATGCGGAATCGAAGCCGGCAGGCAATTCGCTGGCCGACTCCTCCTCCTCCGCCATGGGCGACTCGTAGCTGTCGTCCTCGTCGTCGGAGCCGAGCATGGGTTTAGCCCCCATGCCCAGCGCCTTGCCCATGGGGCCCATTACAAGCCCTCACCTTCGAAGTAGAGCCAGACCTTGTCTCCGGATGCTGGCTCCGTGTCAGTGACGCCCACGGAGGTGTGGAACGTCATCGTCCCGGCTGCGCCGTCGTAGGCAGTAACGAAGGCGCTACCTACCGTCCCAGCCGGCGAGTAGAGACCGAACGCGAACCTGCCCAGTCCGGCTGGCGTTACTGGCATACCCGTGACGGCGTAGATGCCGGTTGCGCTCTTGGCGACAGCAATCCCGTTGGGGCCGAACTTGAGAGTCCCGGTAGCGCCAGATGCGCCGATGGGGATCTCGCAAGTCCACCTGACCGTGTCGAAGGTGCCGACACGGCCAAGGTCCTTCCCATTGACCATGCTTTTCAGGGCCGGCATGTTAAAGCCCCGTGGTCAGAAGTGGGCACCGCCCGACTTCTTTGGGATTGTAGACGTAGAAGGCGGGG